AACGCGGCAATGTGCCTTGTGGAAAATTACTCATGGTGTGACAGGCAATTCAATCTTTCGAGGATCAGAATTGCTTGCTGGTAGGTCGCGCAAGGCTTGACGATAAGTAGCCCATGCAGCTTGATCGACAGGCGCATCTGAAACCTGTGTCCAGTCTGTGCGCGCTAATTGTGTGTCGCGCCAATAACGCATACGAGTTAGAAAAAGTTCGTCTGAAACTTCTGCATCGTTTCCAAAACCCGACTCAAACTTTGCCATCATGCCACCTCATAAACTAGAGAAAAACAAACTCTGTAATTTGCTACAAAAAAAGTTGCAAAACTATAATCACGAATACGGCAGAAATTGGCGTTACTTTGTACGCCTGCCGTTCCGGATTTTCCGGTTACATCAACTTCCTGAGCGGGTCCAATCCAATTTGCATCACTTCGCGTTTTTGAGGTAAAAGGTAAAGTAACTGACATGGTGCCAGCTGCGGTTCCAACAGTTTGTATCAAAATGTTTCCAATAACCGCACAGGTTGTACCACTTTGAGAATACCAGCCAGCTGAAGTATAGGTAAAAGTGCCGCCTGCTGCCGTTACTGTTGGTGTGTATGAGGTCCAGTCAGGAAAACCACCACCGCCTGCTGTACCCCATTCCAGCGCGCTTGCACCTGAATTGACTTTCAAAACCTGTCCAGCTGTGCCAATGCCCAATCGACCAGCGGTATCGGCTGCGGTGCCAACAATTAGATCACCAGCGGCATCAATTAAAGATTTTGGAATTGCCGCATTTGCTAAATCGTAAGCGGTTTTTACCGATGCCGGCACGGCAGCTGTTGTGGTCGATGTGCTAGATGTTGAATTCTCAAGCTGCACAGCACCTTTTTGAGCCGTGGTTGCATCTTGGATTCCAACAGTTACATCACCAGATGTGCCACCACCGGTAAGCGGTGAGGATGCGGTGATGCCTGTGATGTCACCTTGATCATTGGCAATCCACACAAAATCCATGTCGGTGTTGGAATTTTTTGCCAGAATTTGACCGGATGTGCCACCTAATAAATCGGCCAACGATGTGGCCACAGCTTGTCCAAATACCTCAAAATCCGCTGGCAAATCCGTGACCAAATCGGTCGGTGTCGGCATTTGCCACGAAAATGGATTGGTCGGGTTGCTCACTTGTTTCTCCTTACGCTACGACTAACGCGGTTGCCCAATCTAGGCTGCCGCTGATTGAATTCCATGTTTCTGCCGCTGAGACATCTTGCCATTGCATGGCTTGCAACGAAAATGCCAATGGGGAAAGAATAGCCGTGACCGATACTGTGTTGTAAGCGGCACGCCATGTCCAGCCTTCGACAAAACCAAGATAAGTGCCGGCTGCCATGTTCAACGGCAAATCAGCGATTCGCAATGGCAGACCCATGAAAATGTTGATCAACGCATCACGATCAGAATCATCAATTTCTGGGTTTGTTAGCTCAAAAGTAATTTGCCTAAAATTGGCCTGTGGGTATGACCTCAAGCCCAGGTAAAATGCAGCTTGATCCTCGGCATCGGTTTGATTTTCGATGGTCGTTGTGATGATTTGAGCCAATGGCCCATAGGCCAAAATCGATGCTGGATCACTATCTGTGACCTCTAAAGTTGAATTTTCCTTGTATTTCAATGTGATGTCGTTGCGAATGTCACCGGACCGAGTTTGAATTGAAAGCGAATTGGCAATGGCTTGAGCCGCTGACACATCGGTGTATCCATTTGTAGCCAAATAAATTGAGCGATGTAAAGCTGCGGCATAGGAAATTTGGCCTTGTGCGTTTTCGTAAATGTAGCCCAATCCTGATGTGGCGAGTGCTGATACCAAAGAATAAACATCTATAGTAGATGCATTGCGTTTTGCCAGCTCGTATTCACCTGGTCGATCAATTTCGCCCAATCCTAGGTTTTCAGCATTGGCCCATGTGGTTGTTGGTTCGTATGTATTCCATTGCAATGCCGCTGGCACTTCGTTCCATGTGTTAAGCAATAAATCGGATAAAACGCTGTAAATCTGATCGCCATCGTTATCCTTGACCAATACACCTTCGGTAAGTGATTTTGGCAATCTTGACAATGCACCCAAAGCGATGATCGACACAGATTGATTGATCGCGACAACACCTGATGCAGAGATGTTGATGTCAAATTCTACTACTGTGCCGCCAAAAATTGGCACAAATGTATTTGTTGAATCTTGCAATTCAATTGACACAGCATCATTGATTTCAATGTCAATGATTGATTGATCTAAATTGATAAGCTGGAGATTTACATATCCGGCATTTGCTTGCTCATAAATGTTTGTGCGGCCTGATGTAATAGAAAGATTTGCCAAAGCAAAATTGGTGTACTCAACACCACCTATTCTGACTCGCCAAACCGGGTTGAAAATACTCATGCAATTTGCAGGTTGGTTGCGCCACCTGTGCCGCGATAGTAAGAATTGTTAATTGTATCCACCAGCACACGAGCTGTGCCTTCCGGATCGGTTGTGACCCCATTGAAATTGACAGTTACGCTGGGTTTATTTGATGCAGCTAAAATGCCGGCCAGCGTGTTGGTATTGACACCCGATGTGCCAAAAGCAAATGGTTGATTTGAAGCTGCCATGACTCCGGCCAAAGTTGTTGTGCCACTGGTGAAATCGTCAAAAGCTCCGGCCACATCATCAACAACCTTTTTCGTATCTTTTGCAATTTTTGTCACCGCGCCGCCAAGCGTTCCGCCGGTCGATCCGCCACCTGTGGTGCCACCTGTGATCGTGGTTGTGCCACCTCCGGTTGTGCCACCAGCTGATGATGTGGTTCCGCCTGATGTGAAACCACTTGGCAATGATGCAGCTGGCACGGAAATTCCACCTGTGGAGCTTGATCCGCCCGAAACACCAATTTTTGAAACGGGTGAAATGTCGGCACCCGGCTTGATTAGGTTAAATCCACGGATCGCAATATTGATCAAATCAATTGCTGTGTTAATTAATCCGCGCAAAGCTCCAACAACATTTGCCATGATGTTTAAAACAACGCTGGCCACATCGCCCACGATGCTGAAAGCTTTGCCGATTACATTGCCGATAATTGGTGCGGCAGCTTTGATGACATCAAAAAAGGCTTGAAACTCATCTTTGTTTTCTATTACAGTTTTTTTGATTTTGTCAAAAGCTGATTTAAAACCTTCAAAAATGGGTTGCACAAAGTCTTTGATTGAGCCGGCCAATTTGCTCAATGTGTTTCCCATGCCACCAGATTTCTCACCAAAGGCATCTGCAACCTGCTGCACAATTGGGATGACCTTTTCTGAAAACAATGTGGCCAATTGCAAAACAATCGGCAAAAGTGCCTGACCAATAGTGGTTTTTGCATTTTCCAATTGAGCTGTGAGGATGCGTGTTTTGTTGGCTAGGCCATCGCTCGTGCGCTCAAAATCGCCTTGTGCAGCTGATGTCTGTTGATAAATCAAAGCTTGAGCTGCCAACACTTTTTGCTGTGGTGTCAATGCATTTTTGGTGGTGCTGATGATTCCCAATTCCAAAGCGGCTTGGCGCAATGAGGCATCATCAAGCAAAACGCCATATTGGCGCAATGGCTCAGCTTCGCCACGCAAAGCCGATCCAATAGCATTGATTGCTTGCTCTGGTGATGTGTTGTTGAAAGAGGCCAAATCTGATGACAATTTCACAAAGTCAATTGAGAATTTGCTTAGATTCTCACCGCTCAAACCGGCTGATTTTCCAAATGTGGCAAATGTAGCGGCGGCATCCAATGCCTGTTGTTTTGTCTGGCCTAACGATGCGGCCGCGCCATCTGCAAACTTTTCAATGTCTTTGGCTGATTTACCAAATAGAACATTGACCTTTGAGATTGTTTCGCCCAAGTCGCTGGCAGCCTTGACAGCATCCACGCCAATTTTGATTGCCATGGCACCAGCTGCGGCAGCAACGGCAGCAAAAGCCAACGCCGCTTTTTTGCTAAAATCACCGATCTTGCCAGCGAATCCATCGACATCTTTTGATCCTACATTGAGGCTTTGCTTGAGCTTATCTACATCAGCAAGAATCGAAAGCTTGAGTGTTCTTGATTGACCGGCCATCACCACTCCTTCAAAATCTTAGTAAATGCATTTTCCCATTGAGAGATGATGTGAGGCTGTTCGGCGCGCAATGTTGGATAGATAAAATATCCAAATGAGCCAATGCCGCCCGGAGCTTTGCCAGACCAAATTGGAAATTGCCTGAATTTCTGTGATCCGAATTCGTAACCGCCCCAAAGCTGTTGTGTGGTTCCGCCACCGCTGAATTTCTGAGATACAAAGCCGTAGCTGATCTCACCAATCTTTGATGACTTACTCACACGCGATCCTTGAGCAATGCGAATTGCCGCTTTATTTGGACGGCTTCCAGCTGCGGCTGTGACTTTTGATTGCAGGTAAGTGGCCAATCCATTTGAAACGCCTTTGGCCTCAGAAACAGCTTGCTCATCCATGGCTTTAAAAGCCTTGATGATGCCGCGCAAATCACTCTTGTCATAAGTGATTGGTTCAGTTGCCATTTTTTGTCCTTAGAATCTCAAAAGCGGTCAAGACATCTTCTGGTGTTTGAAACTCTGATCGTGACAATCCTGTGTGGATAGCCAATTCCCAAATGATCCGGTTTAAACTTCCCGGCTCGTAGCTTTTGGGTTTTCGGATTCTCCCATGCTGATGTCAGTTACAGTTTCGCACCACACTTCAAAAGGCTTTACAGTCTTTCCAGCTGCTTCGCGCTTC